ATTTTATGGCTGAAGGTTGGGCTTGGGGACATATGGCTGATGATCTAGTAGCAATAGCAGCCTGGCAATTAGGTGAGTGGAAGACTGCAATAGAACACGGTGAGAAAGCATTAGCTTTCAGCCCAGAGGATGAGAGATTACAGAACAATTTGAAACACTACAGAGAGAAGATAAATGAGCACTCTTAACGATATGGTAGATGAGATCAAGTCTAACCTGCAAGGCTATACCTTGCGACAAGATCGTATTAGTAATGTGGCTAACCCTGCTGGTCTAACCACTACCAGTACTGCTATCACTCTTGGTACTAGCGCAAATCTTGCTAAAGGTATTATTGAAATTGATGATGAACTTATCTTTATTGATTCTTTTGATAAAGCAACTAACGTACTTAACGTAATACCAGGATTTGGTAGAGGTTATCAAGGAACATCTCCTGCACCTCATACAGTAAACGCTCAAGTTACTTTGGCTCCTACCTTTCCAAGGGTTACAATTAAAAGGGCTATCAACGATACTATCAACTCTTTGTATCCTAGTCTTTGGGCTATCTCTTCATATACCTTTACCTTTAATGCTTCAGTAACAACCTATGCTCTACCAGATGATGTTGAGGATGTTCTATACATATCTTGGCAGACTACTGGATCAAGCCAAGAGTGGTTACCACTAAGAAGATGGCGTTTAGATAACTTTGCTAACAGTGCAACCTTTAATACCAATGCTACTTTAAATATTTATGACAATGTACAACCTGGCAGAACAGTTCAGGTTTACTACACAACGACAGCTAATACATTAGATGCTAATACTGATGACTTTGCTGATGTTACTGGCTTGCCACAATCTTGTCAGGATGTAGTAACTCTTGGTGCTTCCTATAAATTACTATCATTCTTAGATGCAGGTCGTATTAACCTTACATCTGCTGAGGCTGATAATGCCGATAGCAAGACTCCATCAACAGCCGGTGTTTCAGCTTCTCGCTATATCTTTGCTCTGTACCAACAGAGACTAAACGAAGAGGCGTTGAAATTAAAAGACAAATACCCAATTCGTATACACTATCTAAAGTAAGGAAGGTTAATGGCAACTCGTTTATATAGCTCCATCAGTGTTGAGACGACACTAGCATCTGGTATCAATAGTTCGGTTACATCAATGACGGTAGCAACTGGAACTGCAACCACCTTACTTGGTGGAGTTACTGTAGTAGCAGGTAGTCAGTTCACTGTAGCAATAGATCCAGATACTCAAAATGAAGAGATTGTTTTTATAACAGCAGGTCCATCAGGAGATACCTTTACAATAGATAGGGCTGAAGCAGGATCATCTGCTGTAGCACATTCAACAGGTGCAACAGTAAAACACGTTCTAACCTCAGATGACTTAAATGCTTTTGCTGCTGGTATCTCACCAGTGGCTAGCCTAGCATTTTCTGGTTCAACATCTGGTACAACTACACTTCAAGCAACAGCAACTGCTGGTACTAATACTTTAAGCCTACCACCAACTACAAGTGATACCTTGGCGGGAATTGCTGCAACTCAGACTTTAACCAATAAGACTTTAACTGCTCCAGTTATTTCTAGTATTACAAATACTGGGACACTTACCCTTCCCACATCAACAGATACTCTTGTTGGTCGTGCTACAACAGATACCTTAACTAATAAAACACTTACCTCACCAAAAATAAACCTTACTCTTAATGCTCAGACAGGAACCACCTATACTTTAGTTGCTGCTGATTCAGGTAAGTTAGTCACCTCATCAAATGCAGCAGCAGTGGTTATAACTGTTCCACCTTCAGTATTTGCAGCAGGTGAGCAGATAAACGTTCAATCAATAGGTGTTGGCTTGACTAGTTTTGCACAGGGTGCTGGTGTGACTATCACATCTACTGGTGCAACCTCTACTGCTCCTATATTACGAGCACAGTATTCAGCTTGCACAATCATTTGTACAGCATCTAATACCTTCACAGTGATTGGGGATCTATCCTAATGGCAACCTATAAAGTACTAGCCCAGTCAGCACCTAGTGCTACTACAGCGACTACGTTATATACAGCAACTAATGCTGTAATTGTATCCACTCTTAATGTATCAAATACAGGAGGAGCAGCAGATACTATCCGTATTGCAGTAAGACCAGCAGGAGCAACCCTTGCTAATCTCCATTATCTAGTTTATGGAGTTCAAGTTCCATCTGGTGCAATCTTTACCTATACTGGTGGAATTACTCTAGCTAACACAGATGTTATTACTGTTTATTCAACTACTGGAACGTCATCATTTAGTGCGTTCGGATCGGAAGGCAACTAATGTCAGTAGAGATTACAGGCGGTACTGTATCAGCTAGTGCTGCTCTAGGTTTTAATGCCCAGACTGGTACCACATATACTTTAGTAGCAGCAGATGCTGAGAATAAATTAGTTACCACATCTAATGCTTCTGCTGTAACAGTAACAGTTCCCCCTTCAGTATTTACTGCGGGGCAACAAATTAACGTAGCATCTATTGGGGTGGGTCTAACATCCTTTGCTCAAGGAGCTGGTGTTACAATTACCTCAACTGGTGCAACCGCAACAGCCCCAGTTCTAAGAGCAAGGTACTCAGCAGCTACAGTAATCTGTACTGCAAGCAATACTTTCTTGATTGTGGGTGATTTGAGCTAATGCCAATATTAGGAATTATTGCATCACAAATTTCAGGACACCTTGGGCCTATATTTGATAGCGAGTTTGAATCTATTGCTACTGTTTCAGTAGGTTCAGGTGGTAGTGGAACAATTACATTTAGTTCTATTCCATCAACCTTTAAGCATTTACAAATAAGAGGAATTAGCCGAAGCAATAATGCCGCCGTTCAAAATAACTCTATTGGCATAAGATTAAATAGCGATACTGCAAGTAACTACAATTCCCATTTTCTTTCAGGAACTGGGTCAGGTTCGCTAAGTGCGCAATCATTTGGAACTGATAGTTATATGTATCTACCAACAGGCGGTGGTGGTGGTGCAACCGCTTCGGTGTTTGGCGCATTTGTAATAGATATTTTAGATTATACAAACGCTTCAAAATACAAAACTCTTAGGTCATTAAGCGGTGTTGATAATAATGGTGACGGCAATATTAGGTTTGCAAGTGGTTTATGGATGAATACAAATGCAATTACAACAATTTTAATTGATGGTCGTGGGGATACATTTTTACAATATAGCAGTTTTGCGCTTTACGGAATTAAAGGAGTATAACAATGGCAGCAGGAATGACATATTTTCCAATAGCAACAACTACTTTAGGTAGCGCAGCAGCATCAGTAACCTTCTCTAGTATTGCAGGAACTTATACCGATTTAGTTATTGTTATTAATGGTGCTTATGCAAGTTCTGACGATGGTTCACCAGGCCTTAGGTTTAATAGTGATACTGGTAGCAATTATTCAGAAACTTTAATAGATGGTGATGGCTCATCTGCATCCTCGGCTAGAGATAGCAACGCAACTTCAGCAATTTTAGGGTCTATGAGTGCCACTATTTCAACAAGTATTATTAATGTTATGAATTACGCAAACACTACAACTTACAAAACTTCAATAAGTAGGGGAAATAACTCAGCAAATAGGGTAAGGGCTTATGTTGCATTGTGGAGAAATACCGCAGCCATAACATCAATACAGATAATAACCAATGGGGCGATTAATTTCGCAACAGGCTCAACCTTCACACTCTACGGAATAGCGAGCGCATAATGGCATATTCATATAAATTAATAGCGAGTTACGCTGCAACTGGAACAGTTGCAAATATTGAATTCACTTCTATACCTGCTACTTATACTGATTTACAAATTTTATTGTCAGGCAGAACAAATCGTTCAGGTGCTATTAATGATGGTCTAGAAATTGCTTTTAATAATTCTACCGCAAACTTTACATCTCGTCTTTTGTCTGGAAATGGCGTTAGTGCATCAAGTAGCACATCCACAAATAATATTGGGATAATAAATGGTTCTTCATCAACTGCAAACACTTTTAATAATACTTGGATTTATATTTCAAACTATGCAGGTAATACAAATAAATCTGTATCAACTGATTCAGCGTTTGAATATAATGGAACTGATGGTAGATTACAACTAACCGCGTTGTTATGGTCAGATACAGCAGCAATTACATCTATTAAATTAACAAGTTCAACAGCAAGTTCATTTGTGCAGTATTCAACCGCTTATTTATACGGAATATCTAAATCATAAGGAGAAAAATGCCAAACCCAACTAAAGTAATTGTGGATTGTTCCACAGGAGTAACTACTGAGGTAGAACTTACCGATGAAGAGGTTGCTCAGAGAGAAGCAGATGCAGCAGCATATGCAGCAGAGCAAGCAGAGCGTGAAGCAGCAGAGGCAGCCAAGGCTGCCGCCAAAGCAAGTGGTGAGGCTAAGTTAGCCGCCCTTGGTTTAACTGCTGAAGAAATTTCTGCGCTTTAATAAACAATGATTTACTTCCTAGCTTATCTAGGATTCTTTTGTGGTCTAATAATTGGATACATCTATGGGAGGTCTAAGTAATGGCATATGGCGATGATATTACCGAAGGCATCCCGTATGTCTTATCCAACCCTGCTGGTGCTACAAACTATTCAGCTACTGGTGTTAATTATGATATGGCTATTGCCGGTCAGCCATTCTTTATTGCAGCCTCCGATGATTCCCCTTATCGTAGAGTAACTGCAAAGTATCGTAAAGAGCAGTATGACCAGACTAGAGAAGCTGGTGAGCAATCACTTACTGGCTGGTGGTTTAGATCCCAATCAACATTCCATCTTGGCGCTGGTATTAAATACTTTGAACCAGCACAGGATGAGTCACTTCGTTTCCAGTATACAGAGTCTAAAGGTGTAGAGGTCTTTACTAAAGGACAAGTTACCCTACTAAATAGCACTGCTAGTTTTTATTCAGGCGCAGCACCTGCTCAACTAATAGGTGTTAATGATGGCACTAGTGATTGTATTGTAGTAAGTGATGGTACAGCAATAAAGAAAATTACATCTGCTGCTGTATCTACTACTTTTTCTCAAGCAGGTACACCTTCAACTATCTTTAGCATTACAACTAATGGTAAGCAGTACTTCTTTATTAATGGTACCCACGTTCACAGAGGTAACCTTGCTGGTTCAACTAGCGATACTGAAATCTATAATGCAACTAGTACTACTCGCGGTACTATTCGTTTTGTTAAACAGCGTGTAATTGCCGCTATCAACAATGCCATCTATGAACTAGATGCCAACAATGCCTCTGGTGCTTTACCTACTGCTTTATTTACTCATCCTAATACTTCTTGGGTATGGTCATCTATATCAGAGGGACCTAGTGCTATCTACATATCAGGATATGATCCTAATGGAACATCCTCATCTGTCTTTAAAATTGTCTTAGATGTTACAACTTCCAACTCATTAGGCTTCCCAACCCTTGAGACACCTACAGCTATTATTGATCTACCAGAGGGTGAGCGCATCAATGACTTTGATGTATACCTTGGTACCTATGCAGTCCTTGCAACTAATAAAGGATTTAGAATAGGTGTATCAGATGCCACTGGTAACATCCAGTATGGTCCTTTACTATTTGATCAGGCTGGTTGTAACTCAATAGCATTTAGAGATCGTTTTGCTTATATTGCAACCACTATTGATGGTGAAGCAGGACTAGTAAAGGTAGATCTATCTACAACTGTAATAGCTAACAGCCTAGTATTTCCTTGGGCTTGGGATCTAGTAGCAAGTGGTGTCGCTGCTGCATCTAATCAGGTAGCCTTCTTTGGTAATACAGATAGAGCAGCCTTTAGCTCTGGCAATGTTATCTACGCTGAGTCCACTACCGATAAGGTAACAAGTGGCTATCTACAAACAGGTTTTATACGATACAACACATTAGAGAATAAATTATATAAACTACTTAATCCTAGAATAGATACCACAAATGGTGCTATAACTATTAAGTCTATTGACTATTCAGATACTGAATACAATATAGGTGGTTTTGCTCAAGGTGCAGCAACTAGTGAACTAGGTGTACCTTATCCTAACTCAGCACAAGAGTATCTTGCTTTTAAATTTACTATGTCTAGATCATCAACTGATGCGACCAAGGGTCCACTATTTACTGGATACCAATTAAAGTCTTTACCTGCTGTGCCTCGCCAAAGAATAATCCAATACCCTTTGTTCTGCTATGACCACGAGAGCGATAACTTAGGCGTTGAGGTGGGCTATGAAGGCTCAGCATATGATCGGTTGAGTCAACTAGAAGCGATAGAGAATGTAGGAGATACCATCAGAGTAGAAGACTTTAGAACTGGTGAGTCCTACATTGGATTAATTGAAGAGCTTGACTTTATAAACAGAACCCCAAGTGATAGACGATTCTCCGGATACGGTGGATTGTTAATCGCTACTATTAGATTGATATGATGATATGACACCGAATGAATGGGCTGGGATAGCAGTAGCGGTAACAACATTAGTTGGCGCAGTTGCAGTTGGCGTAAGACACCTAGTTAAATATTACCTATCTGAACTTCGCCCGAATGGAGGCTCAAGCCTCCGAGACTCCGTTGATAGATTGGAACGCCAGGTTGAGGAAATTTACAGCATCCTTATTAATCGTAGCAAGCCTTAATCTATTAACAGGTTGTGGTTATCAAGGTTGGATGCGCTATCCCTGTCAAGAGTTTGAGAATTGGGAAAAGCCTGAATGTAATCCGCCCCGATGTTTAGCAGTAGGACAGTGTACTAAAGACCTAATACCAGATTCTGTAGGAGATACTGATGGAAAAACGTCAACGACTAAGCGCTGAAGAACTACACGCTAGATTAATAGTAGCCATCGGAATTATTCTGGCTATTGTATTTGCTGGATCAGTCTTCTCTTTGCTCTATGCGTTCTTATTTATTACTCAACCTTTAGGAGAGCAAGCACCAAATGATAAAGCTGCTATTGATTTAGTATCAACCCTGTGTGTGTTCCTTACTGGAACCCTTGCAGGAATCGTATCTGCTAACGGACTAAAGAGTAAGAAAAGAGATGAGGATGTCAAGTGAAATTGATTGCAAAGAGAGCGACACCTGCTGCAATAGCTGTATTACGCCAAGCGACAGCGTTGTATCCGAAGCGCAACAAACTCTCAGACGGCTTATTGCCTTCATCGGCACACATTAAACAAAGCCCTAACTCAGATCACAATACTGGACTAGCAGTTGATCTAACCCACGATCCTAAGAATGGTGTTGATTGTGTGGAGATATTTGAGAAGTTAAAAGAAGATGCAAGAGTTAAGTACCTAATATTTCAGGGCAAGATCTGGTCTAAAGAAAAGGCTAAAGAGGGTAACCGTACCTATACCGGCAGTAATCAACACAATAAACATTTACATATTTCTATTAATGATGGGTCAGCAAATGACACATCACCTTGGTTCTGGTGGATGAATCAACCTAAAGCGATCAATACTTTGATTGCTTCGGTTATGACTACACCAGCAAAGAAAGCATATAAAGTCCCAGTGTGTACCTGTTGCAAGGTGCATAGCAAGACAAAATAGAAGGAGAGAAAATGAACCCAACGTTCAAGCAAGCAGCACTAAGTTGGTTCCGAGCAGCAGCCGCAGCAGCAGTTGCACTGTATGTAAGTGGAATCACCGATCCTAAGCAATTAGGCGCAGCAGCATTAGCAGGTCTAGCAGGACCATT